GTCGCTCGATGATGGGTCCGATCACCGTCTCGGCCTCGTACTCGTCCGCCAGACTCATCATCGGCGAATACTGGAAGGGCACCACCACCGTCACCCGTTCGCTGGCCGCGCCGCCCACTTGGAGCACCGCGCTCTGGTTGCTGGCTCTCATCATTCCATCCAGGCCGCTCATCACCGGCATCTCCCCCGGCAGGACGCTCAGCCGCGTGCTGAAACGCGGTAACTCGGTCCTGTTCAGCATCGCCATCGCCTTGTCGATCCCGATCAATCCGATTTCCAGCGGCGTCGGGCTGCCGGGCGTCAACCAGGCTGGCAGTTTGAGATTGTTGATCATATCGGCCAGGTCGTTGAACCAGTCGGTGATGTTTTGGATCCAACCGCCCAGCGTCTCGAAAGCCGGGCTGAGTTTCTCGTTCAGCCATTCTCCTAGCGTTTGGATGAGTGGCAACACCGTGTTCTCCCAGAACGCCGCCAGCGCCTCGAAGATGGGCTGCAATTTATCCGCGATCCATTCGTACACGGTTTGGATGGCCGGCTGCAGCACGTTCTGCCACAGGCCGGCCAGGGCGGTGAGCGCCAGGTTGAATACTGCGCTGATGAAGTTGGCGATCGCCTGGAAGAGCGGCCAGATATAGGTCACAATGAAATTCCACACGGCCGTGATCGCCGGCAGCAGGATGTTCGTCCATATCGCAGCCAAAGCGGTCAAGACCAGCCCGAATACTGCTCCCAGGAAGTTGGCCACCGCCGAGATCAGCGGCCAGAGCGTGTTTGCTACAAAATCCCACACTGCCTGAATTGCCGGGAGCAGGTATGTAGTCCAGATGTCGGCCAGCGCCTGCACGTAAGCGATCAAATAGGCGATATAAATATTTACAAGGGTCTGGATGATCGGGAATACATTAGCCTGCACCCATGCCCAGGCCGTTTGGATCGCAGGCAGGAACACGGTTGTCCACCAGTCCGAAACTGCCTGGATCGCCAGCGGGATGTTGGTGGCCAGCCAGTCCCATACCATTTGCAGTACCGGCTGGATCTGCGCCCACACCTCCATCAACTTGTCCCTTATCCCGCCCCAGTTGTTCTTCCAGGCCGCCGCCAATAGGGCAATGATGCCGATCACCGCTGCGATAATGGCGATCAGCGGGAATGAGATCGCCCCCGCCGCCGCCGTCACCACCGGGATGATCGCCCCGATCGCCGTGACCAATGTTCCGACTACTACCAGCAGTGGACCAATGACCGCCGCAATCCCGATGATGATCAGGATCATCTTCTTGGCCGATGGCGATAAAGCGTCGAATTTCTCCATTAGGCTTGAAACAAAATTGGCCGCCTTCAGCACGTAGGGCAGCAATAAGGCCCCGATCTTCGCCCCGGCGTCTGCCAGTTGTGCTTTCACGATCCTCGTCTTGTTGGCCAGGCCTTCGCTCGTCCGGGCGAAATCGCCCTGGGCCGTCGTCGTTTGTTCCAGGACGATGGCGTAGCGTGCCTGGAGTTTTGCCGCCTCGCTCAATTCCTCGCCGTCGGCGATCAGCCCCAACTCCAGCGCCTTCGCCTGCACGGCCGCCTCTGAAAGTACCACCCCGTATTTTCGCAGCGGTTCCACCTGGCCCACCAGCCCCGATTGCATCGCCGCCAGCACGTCGGCCGGGTTGGCGTTGTTGAATGATGCCAGGTCTGCCGCCAGGTTGACCAGACTCATACTCATCTCGGCCGCTGGCGCTTGCCCCAGTCCCATCGTCACGAACAGGTTCCCGTATGTGGCGGCTGCCGCCAGCGCCTGGTCCTGGCTCTGCCCCAGCGCAGTCGCCGACGTGCTGCTCCAATCCAGCACGGCCTGCGCCATGTCCCCGAAAACGACCTCCGCCTTGTTCTTGGTCTCTTCCAGGTCGCTGGCGTAATTGACCGCCGCCACCCCTCCGGCAATGATCGGCAGCGTCACGAACGTCGTCAACTTGGTGCCCATCCCGACCATCGCCGCGCCTATTTCCTGCATCAGCCCGCCGATGATTACTGCGCTGGCGCGCGCTTTGCTCTCCGCTCGATCCATCGAGTCGGTGAAATTGGAGACATCTCCCGTGAGCTTTACTGCCAGCGTCGCAATCGTTGTCATCGTTCCTCATCCTGTCCCCTTGGCTCCCTTTCTCCATCCGGCGCTTTCCCGGATGGGGAAAGGGCGGGGGGATAGGGGCGGGGGAATGTCGCCTGTAGGGGCGCAATATATTGCGCCCGACGCGACAGGGGGGTCTATCGCCCTTCCCCTAAATCGTGTTCTCCGACAGCGTCCCCTTTGGGGATTTGGGGGAAGGGCCGGGGCTGGGGGCCTTCGCCAATGCCATGAAATACGCCTCCACCTTCGCCGCCACGTCCTCCGGCTCAGGTGCCGGTTTCTCGTACCCGGGAATGAAATCAGTCGGCTCGAACGGCTCGTGCTTTTTGGGGTCTATCGCCGAGTTCACCACCGCCGCCGTAACGGTCCCGGTTTGCAGCCAATCCTGGCCGAAAGGCTCCAGGCTGGCGTAGGCGACCCATTCCGCGAACGCCTGCCCGCTGATGCTTTCCAGCATGGCGTCCACGTCGGCCCATCCCAGGGCCAGCGCCAGCCGGTGGGCAAAGCGCCGCCCTGGGTTATGCGTTAGTTTTTTTGGGCCTGCTCTTCTGCCTCTTCGCCCAGGCCGGAGAGCCGCATCGCCGTCTCGGAGAGCCGCTTTAGCACCGCCGCGCTCTTGCCGCCCAGCGCCTCGATGTCGGCCTTGCTGAATACCGGCCTGAATTCGGTATCCACGATCGTCATGGACAGCAGTTCCGCCATGAAATTGTCCGGGATGCTCACCGTCTTCACCTGGCCGCGGCTGTCCGTGCTCACCATCTTGGCGCTGAACTCGGTGGCCGCCTTCCCGGTCAGCCCGGCGATCCGCACCGTCCCATTCCATTCAGGGACCTTCACGTCCTCGAACGGCAGGTCCTTGGCTTGCAGGATCGCCTCTCGCGTCAACAATGTTTTGTCCATGTTATTCTCGCTCTCTCACTCCCTTCCCCCTGAATGCTGCTCTTGCATTCGGGGGAAGGGTCGGGGATGGGGGGGTGGGGAATGTCGCCTGTAGGGGCGCAATATATTGCGCCCTTGCGACAGGGGGGTTAGGGCCGGGGCCTACGCCACCTCCACCGTACCGCTGATCTTCAACTTGATCTCGGCCTGTAGGAGACCCTTCACCGGCTGCAGCGGCTTGAAACCTGTCACCAGGGCTGAAAAAGAGAAGGTCTTGGCCGTATTCGGCAGCACGATCTTGAAGTTCTTCTTCACCCGGTTCAGGATGGAATACAGCAGGCCGGTCGTCTCGTCGTGCGTCGCATCGGTTGGCTGCCAGTTGATTTTGAAGGACGGCTCGCCGCCTGAAAGCAGCGTACCCACCGTCTCCTCCCAGCCGCCGCTGTCGTGGCTGGTGGCGTCTTCGGTCGCCAGCGAGATCTCGGGCGCTTCCAGGTCGCCCACTTCGGCGATCGTCGTAAAAACTTCCGGGGTTGCCCCGTCTCCGAGTTTGAGAAGGGTCCCATAAGCAGGGGTTGCATTCGTCGTCATATCTCATCTCCTTATTTTCTTTATTCTCTCCCCCCATTTTTTCTCTTGAAATTGGGGGGATGTCGGCGTACTCGCCGACAGGGGGGTCGCAGGGGGATGGGGTTCGTAGGGGCGCAATATATTGCGCCCATCCTACAGCGCAATCACCCCAAACTTGATCGCCGCGTTCGAGCCTTCCAGGTACACATACCCATCGCTCTGCCGCCAGCCGTCGTTCTTGATCAAGAAATGGCCGATCTCGCCTGCCGCCAGGCTGTAGGTGGTGATGTCGCCGGTCCTGTTCTTGTCATCCGCCGCGCTCGTCAATGTGAAAGTATAGGGATTGGCCGCGTCGCTGTTCTCGACGATCAGCAGGTCATACCCGCTGGACTCGAATTGGTTCTTGTTGGCCACGTCGGCCGCCGTCATCGTCACATCCAGCGAATTGGCCGCTGGTTGCAGGGTCGGCCATGGCCCCGCCACTGTGGTCTTGGTAAGGGTTGTTCTTGCCATCTAAGCCTCCTTGGGTGTCTCAGGATATGCCTCCGGCTCGATTGCCGCCGGGGCTTCCGCCTCTTGCTCGATCAGCGCATCCAGCGCCTTCTCGGACGAATGGGCGCTCAACGAATGCTCGAGCATCGCCTGTTCGTCCTCGAGCACGTCGAACTCGCACAGGTTGCATTGGTAGCGGGTCTTCCCGCTCCATGTGCCGGTCGAATATTCGCCGCCCGGCGTTCCTTTTCTTTTTATTTCTTCCTTTCCCCTTTTTTCTTTATCCTTCCTTTTTTCCATATTTAACCTCCATGCCAAGAGACCAGGTCAAGGGTCTCCCGAAATAGACCCGTATCCGGGTCGTCTCCAGATTGCCGGTTCTCCACGAACGAGACCGCCTCCCGCCCGTTCATGTTCTTCCTTCCTTCCGTGGCCTCCTGGAGTTCATTGGCAAGCTGCTGTGCCTCCAGCAGCGTTTCGGACCAGAATGTAAATTGCAGTCGTATGCTATCCATCCCGCTGTTCCCTTGTTGCGAATATCCCGGCGCCTGGCTGATTTTCTGGTAGACCATTGCAGGTACTGTTGGAGTTTGCGGCAACCGCAGCGGATGGATGCGGTCGTTGATGAGTAATGTAATCCCGTTACAGCCTTTCAAATAGGCGATAATGTCAACTTCCAGCATGGCTTGCCTCTTTGATGGCTTTTGCCAGCGCAGCCTGCGTCGCCTCTGCCACCTTGTCCTGATGTTTATCTGCTGCCGGTCGCATGAAGGGTCTGGCGGCCATGCGGCTGGTTCCGAACTCGAGCGGTGGGGCATAGACCTGGTTGGTCGCCACTTGCCCCTCCGCCTTGGTCGGTGTGGCCGCGGTCAGTTCAGTATTGATGCTGTTCAATAGCGCGCCCGTGTCAATGGCCGGCGCTTCTCCCGGGGCGGAAGCCTGGTGCTTCCCGTACATGCGTCCGCTCTTCTGTTCGCCCATGCTTTCCTTAATCTTGCCTTCCAGCGCAAAGCCGCCCGCCAGCACGGCCTTTCCGAGTGCTGCGCTCGCGCCGTCGCCCAGGGCCTGTAATGCCCGTTGGAGATTGCCCAGACCGTCAACGCTGCTCATTTTTGGGATCCCATTTCTTGAGCCTCAGAAAAAGTCCGCTCGGCCCTTCTCGCACGGCCATGATCTCGTACACCAATTCGTCCATCGGTTGGCCATATCGTTCCAGCATCTTGATCCGGTTGGCCTGGCTCACGCTCGTTCCTTTCGGCAGCCGCAGGCTGGCGTCCCATGTCAGCGCGATCATTCCGACCGGGCCCGTTTTCTGCCCGCCGGTCATATCCAGCCCGCATACCTGGGGCTTGCCGTCCGACCAGGTCTTGACCGCCTGATTCAGGGCGTCCTTGGTTTCAATGGCGCTCATGATGACGCATACGTCCATCATGCTCTCTCCGGCGGCGGTTTGCATCCGCTCCAATTCTGCGTATTGTGGCTTATTCATATCCGGCGGCCTTTCGGATGGCGCGGTTGACATGTTCGTTGCTGGCCGGTGCGAACTCGATCACTTTGATATTGTGATCCTTGAGCCATTGCTTGGCTTCCGCTGGCGTGAACTTGGCTCGGTCGAACCGGTAAGCCTGCGCCATCATGCTGTTGCCATTCTTCGTTTTTCCCAGGATGACATCAACGCCCGGAACAATGTTTTTGCGCCGGAATGATCCTTCCTGGAAAACTTTTGGCTCCTTTACTCTGGCTGCATGTTCGTTGGGATAAGGCATGATTTCATCTCATGGCTAATTGGTCTCGTAGGTCCGTTCACGCGCCTTGTCGGGTATCATCGTGATTGTCTTGGGACTTCGTCGCGCCAGGTAAAAGCGGGCCATTTTCAAAGCCTGGTCGTGTACCTGGCCTCGATTCAGCGTGGCTCCATCCGCGGTGTAATCGTAATCGCTGGCGTTGCTGGCTGCCTTTTCCTGCCAGATGGCTGCCGCGGCTGCGTTCAAATCATAGGTCGCCGTCCAGTCCGGGTTCTCCATCATCTCGCCCGGCGTGGTCGTTGAAGGCACGCGCGGCGACTCGCCGTTCTCGTCCACCAGCGGGTAATCTTCGATGTAGTCGCCGATCGCCTCGTCCGTGTAACCGTTGGCTTCTGTCGCCTCCGCCGTCATTCGGCGTACCCGTGCAATCTGTTCAGCCGTCGCTGCCATAGTTCACCTCGTTCTCCCCCCATTTGCAGTTTTGCAAATGGGGGGATGTCGCCGTAGGCGACAGGGGGGTAGGGGCGCAATATATTGCGCCCAACGCCAAGGAGCCTACACCCTCACGTACTCGATGTACGCATTGCCCACCAGCCCGGCGATTGCGCCGGTCTTCTCGCTGATCGTCAGGTAACCGTCGCTTTCCCAGCGCTGGCGGCTCTTGCCGTTCGTCCCGATGTCGGTGATATTGTCGAACACGCCCGCCGCAGCGTTTACGTCCAGCCCGTCGATCAGATTGTCGTAATTGGTGGTCGCGCTCTGCCCGACGCCTGCGTCCAGCGTGCAGGCCTCCGTGGCCATGGTGGTCACGTCCAGTACCAGCCGGGTGACGATCAGGTCCACGCCTTCCGGATTGGCCAGCGATAGGCATCCGCCTCCGCCGGTCACGGCCGCCAAAGCGGCCTTGTACGCGCCTTTCTGTTCACTCATGGTTCACCTCTTTTTTTTTCAAAATCCCTGTTCCCCTGTCCCCCTGAATGCAAAGCATTCGGGGGGGTCGCGGGTGCAGCCCGCAGGGGGGTCCGCAGGTTCGTAGGGGCGCAATGCTTGCCCTGAGCAAAGTCAAAGAGCATTGCGCCCGCAAATTACTCCGTCAACACCGCGAACGGGTGCCGGGTGGCCGCATTGGTGTTCATGCGATTGATCGGGTTCGGCAGGGCAAAGCCCAGGCGGATCACTGCCCGCAGGGCTACCATGTCCTGCTGGGCCAGGTTGTAGACGATGTTCCCGGCCACATCCTGGATCACGGCCTGGTCAAGGATCTTCCAGGTGATGTCCTGGCGGATGCTGTAGACCAGTTGGTTCCACTGGCCCGAGATCAGCCAGTATGTGGCGCTCAGCGACCCGTCCAGCGGGAACTCGCATGGCGCGCCATCCAGGTCATATTGCCCACGTACCTGCATCGAAGGCAGGAAGATTGGGTTCCTGTCTAAATCGCGCACATTGCGCAGCTTGCGCCGCATCGTGGTGTGCGCCAGGTGGGCGGTGGCCATGAAGCCATCCGCTTCGAGTAGGCCGAGCAGGCCCGAATCGCCCGCCCCGGTCTCGCCCAGGATCGCCTCGTACAGATCGGTGTAGTCCGCCGCGCTGATCTGGTGTCCGGCCGCATTCGCCCCCGCCACGAGCCCGGCCGCCCCCAGGTTGGTCGTCCACGTCGCCGGGATGTTGGTGCCGTATAGCACCGCCTGCGTGACCGCCACATTGAAGGCGGCTTCCAGTTCCGGGCGCACCTCGTCCCAGATCGGGTATTGCGCATCGTCAAGCACCGCCTCCGGGATCGGTACGATCACTGCCAGTTCCTCGGCGTCGATGTACTTGTTCGTCCAGTCCAGTTCGGTGGTCTGTTTCAGGCTGGTGTCGCCGCTCACGAAATAGGCCAATGCCAGGGCGTTCAGCACCGGCATCCGCTTCTGGTTGCTGCTCATGTTGGGCAGCCGCCGCGCCAGGCGTAGCAGGGCGCCGGTCTCAGACACGTTCTTGATGATCTCGCTCGATACCTCCTGCGGGATCAAGGGGCTGGCGTCCGTGCGTGTGATTTGAGAGTTGTAAGGCATGGTAATTCTCCTTTTGATATGTGGGTTTTATTTACACTTACTTGCGGCCCGCCGCTTGGCGGATCATGTCGTCCATCTTGATGGCCGGTTTCGGTTCCTGGTCGGTTCCGCTTCCCGCGTTCCCGTCCACGTTCGCTGTTCCTCCAAACAGTTCCGGGTAGTTCTTCTTCATTGCCTCGAAGTTCACCGCGCCGTGTTTGTCGAACAACTCGTCCTGTGTGGCCACCAGGAAGGCCAGTTTCAGGTTGGTCACGCCTGCCCGGTGGGCCGCCTCGTAGAAATCCGCTTTGCGGTCTGCCGTTGCGATCTGATCGGCCATCTCGGTCAATTTCGACTGCGATTCGCTGCCCGCCTCGGCCTTCTTGGCTAGGTCGCGTAGCTGTTTTTCCAGGTCTTTGCGGCTCTCCCGCTCCGATCCCAGCGCAGTCCTGAGACCCTTGATGTGGCCGTCCAGCAGTGCTTTGACGGTATCGTCTTGCTTTTCCAGCCAGGCCTCGAAGGTCAGAACATCCTTTTTCTCTTGCTCGTCCTTCTTGCCTTGCTGTTCATCTCCTCCGCCGGACCCGCCGGCGTTGGCGTCCAACCATTGATTGTTTGTGAACATCTCGTTCTCCTTTTTCTAATTGGCTTCTCGCCGCTCGTTTGCCCCCTTCCCCTAAATCGGCGCTTTCCCGATTTGGGGGAAGGGCAGGGGATGGGGGCTACCCTGCCAGATCCTCGACCGGCGTGGGCACGAAACTTGCCCCCCACACCGGGTCATCCCGTCTCGTCGCCATCTCATCCAGGCTTGCGCCGTTCTTCCAGGCCTCGAAGCGCCCGTTTCCTAGGATGCTCGCCTGTACGTTTTCCGGCTGCTGCAGGAACCAGTCCTGCCCTCGCAACCACGTCGGTTCGTCCACATTGGCCACCACCGGCACCGGCGTGCATCTCCCCTGGTTGTGCTCCTGGAATTCCTCCCTCGTTTGGTAGAAATCGCCTTCTGTGAACAAGCATCCCGCGCAGGTCCGTCCATCGTGCGCCGCCAGGCGCTTCCAGCCGGTCACCACGCCCGAATTGCGGTATTGCTCCATACTCCCGGCTCGATACGCCCGCATGGTCTCTGTTCTGGCCGTATTCAGGGCGTGGTTCATGCCCATTCCGAAGCCGTCCCGCATTTTGCGCGCCACTTCCACCGGGTTCAGTCCTTGCGCCAGGCCGTCCACCAGGGCCTGTGTCAGGCCGTCTGTTGCGTCTGCGTAAATGCGCCGCAGGTAACGTTCCAGTGGGGTGCCGTCTCCCACCAGCCCGATCATCGCCTTCAGGGCCTCCCGCGGCAGGATGTCGAAATACTCGCCGATCGTTCCAGCCTGCAAATAGACCAAGCGGATCGCCTCTGTCGCGTGCGCGATTCCCTGGCCGATCATGGCCTCTTGCGATTGCCGGATGGTCTCATCCGCATATCGGATATAGAGCGTCATTTCCGAATGTGCCTGGTAGATCAGGCTGGAATAACGTTCGTACTGCCGCGCCAAGGCCGCACTCGGTACCTGGCCGGCCTTCAACGCCTGTTGGATCTCGGCTGCCGCCGCGGTCATCTGCGCTTCCAGGTTCCTTTCGATCAGCACCCAGCGCTCGGCCATTGCCCGCATGGTGCTCTCCTCCTGGGCCAGCAATGCCGCCTTGTGCTCGCGCAGCGCCTGCACCACCAGCGGATCAGGATGATTAGGCATTATTGTTTACCTTCTCCCATCTCCATTTGCTGTTTTTGCAAATGGGGTGGGGCATCGAACTTCCGCCGCGCCTCCTCTAGGTAGGCGCTGGCCAAATCCGCCTTCTTCCTTTCCGTCTCCTGGATGTCTTTCTCCACCTGGGCAATGAAGGCCTCGCTCTTGCCTTCCTCGCGCAGCACGCTCGTCAGCGGCATCCCGGCTGTCACGTTCATCTGCCTCGTTTCGGCCGTCGTGCGTGGCTGCACCGTTTCAGGGCGGTCGAAGGTCACGTCAACGTCCTCCAGGCGCACGCTTTGCCCGGCCGCCTGGAGCATGAATTGTGTTACGGATTTCCATACCGGCGCAAAGCGATCGATCCGGTCCTGCGCCTTTTTATTCAGCGGCGCTTCCATCGCGATCAGCGCCTCGCCGCTCAGGTTGCTGCCCACGCTGAAAAAGTAATGCTTGGGTGTGCGTGTGATGCTGCTGATCGCCGTCGCCAGGTTGTCGATCGCATCCAGGTAATTTTTCAGGTCGGTTTCCTGGAATTGGCCCACCTGGGTCTGTTGCCCAATCCCGTCTCCGGCCGGCAGGTCCCACACCTCGTTGGGGGCGTTTTTGAGCTTGCCCCGCGTTTCTGCGCTGCTGATCACGTAGCGCTGCTTGAAAGCGCCGTATTCAGCCGAGACCATCATGTCGGTTAGCAGTTTGTTCACCCCGTTTTGGATCGGGATCACGTTTTTCAAGTCGCTCTTGCATTTCCGCTGTGCGATCCGGTAATGGAATACCGGCACCGCGCCGTATGGGTTTCTGGCTTTGGCCGTGCGCCAGGGCTTGAATTGATCGGCAGAGTGCACCTGTTCGCTTTTCACCGTGCTGCGGTAATACTCCAAGCGGTCCTGATAATAAAGGGTTATCCGCCTATAACCGTCCCCATCCAGCCACCATTTGGCCGCAAACCGTTTGAGCCTCGGGTATTGCGCGTCGTAGAACAAATGCACCATCCGTGGGTCGTTGGCATAGGCCTCTATCTTTCCGTCTTTGTCTGGCCAGGCCACCACGTACCCCTCGCCTGTGATCATCGCCGCTTCATGCGCCTCGTCGCTCTCCAACCCGATTTCTGAGCGCTCCCAGATCTCCTTCCAAATTGTGTTGGCTGACGCATTCTTCACCTGGATGCTGCGCAGGTTCACCCGGTCCTTGGTGCTGTCCACTACCACCGAGCACCAATTCTCGGCGAAATAAGCATCCATATCTTTGAAGATTTCCTCCAGCCTTTTTGCCGTATAGACCAGCGGCTGGTCGCCATCGTAATAGCTGAATAGCGGCTGGTAGGCGCTTGCTTTGTTCTTCAGGGTTTCAAAAGCCAGTTTCAAGTCGCTCGCCATAGGCTATCCTTCATACGAACTGACTTCTTTTTGTTTCCGGGCCGCGCTTACTTTGCTGAACGCGCTCGACCCCGAATCCACCATGTCCTTGAGTGTGCCCATCGGGAAGGCGGCATACTCATCCAGGAACGGACCGTTCCAGGCTCCTCGCACCAGCCTTACGCGCCCCCCCTCCGCCGCTGAAGCAAACGGACCCGCCCTTGTCTCTTTGTCGCCCGTCACTGGCTCGAATCGCGCCCGTAAGCCTGCCTCCGCCATTTTCACGTTCGTCGCCCTGGCGCTGTCCAGCCCGGCGCTCCCTGGGTCCTGCGGGTGCCAGATGATGATTGGCCCGCACTCCTCGTAATCCTCCTTCCCCACCCGCGCCATCATGTCCTCCCGCTGGTAGGATGACAACTGCGCGAAGGCCGCATGCTCCACGTAATAGTAACCATCCGTGCCCTTGCTCATCCGCACGCCGCTCGTGCGCGCCCCGCCGCCCTGGGTGGCCGCCTTGTCCCAATACCGCACCCGTGCGGTCACTTTCTCGCCCGGCCCGCTGTCCACAATGGTGAACCACTCCCGCTTGAAGAACCCGCCCTCTCGCAGGTAGGGCATCTGCTGGTACAACGCCTCGAACTCATAGACGTTGATATTGGCCTTCTTCGCCTCCAGCCATTCCACGCCGAACCTCGCCGGCCACAACGCCTGGCCCGGCTTTCGTCCCAGCGGGTCGGCCAGCGGGAGAAAGATTCCTTCTCGCATCTTCTCCCTCTGTAAATCCACGCTGGCCGGGTAATCCCCGATCGCCAGCGCCGGCAGGAACACGATCTCCCATTGGTCTGCGTCCGGTTCGGTGATCATCCGGCTGATCAGCCTTCCGGCCTGGTCGGCCGGGTGCCAGCGTGTGAAGAACAGGATGATGGCCCCGAAAGGCTCCAGCCGCGTGTGCGCCGAAGACTTGTACCAGTCGTCAACGAACTCGCGCCGGGCGTTGCTCTCGGCCTCTTCCCGGTTCTTGAACAGGTCGTCCATGATCAGCAGGTCTGCGCCCAGGCCGGTAATGCCGCCGCCCACGCCGGCCGCCACCATCCCGCCCCGGTTGGGGGTCGCCAGGTCCCAGGCCGCCACCGACCTCGAATCGCTGCTCAATTCCACCGGCTCGTCCTTCGACGACAGGCCGCCGAACAGCGCCTGGTAACGCACGCTCATGATCAGGTCCCGCACCGCCCGGCTGTGCTTGCTCGCCAGATCCGCCCCGTAGGATGTCAGGATCACCCGCGCATCCGGCTGCTTGCCCAGCAGCCATGCCGGGAACTTCCGGCTGGCCAGCTCCGATTTCCCGTGTCTTGGCGGCAACTCGATCATCAATCGCGGGATTCCCCGCTTCCCCCCGCTGACGATGTACTCGGCTACTTGCTGCAATTTCTCCGCCACCAACTGCACGTGCGGCGGGGTCTCATAACGCGGATCCACGTAGGTACAGAATGGCAGGAACTTCCGCCGCGCCTGTTCCCTCCGCGCCCGTTCCCCCCGCGCCGCATCCGGCGAGACCCGCATCCTGTTCACCGCTGGCGCAATCATTCTTCCTCACCCTCTTCCTCTCCCCCTAATTCCGAAGGAATTGGGGGGATGTCGCCGTCAGGCGACAGGGGGGCCGCAGGGGGATGCGACAGGGGGGCCTGACCCCTCGTCCTGGCCGCCAGGGCAATCGCCTCCAACTCCTCGTCGCTCAGCCCGGCCAGGTCATCCACATTCAGCCCGCGCCGGTGCAGTTCTGCCGAAATGCGCGGCGTATACACGCCCGCCATCTCGAACATCAACTTGCGGTCCCGGTTGCCCTTGTAATCGGCTTCCGTGGCCACTCGGATCATTGCCTCGTAGGCGTCCGGCAGCGCCTCGAAGATCAATGCCCCTTGCAGCACTCCCACCATATCGTCAATGGACGGGTTTTGCTTCCGCCAGGTGCTGATCGCCCGGTCGCTGTTCAATCCCAGGCATTTCGTAGCCAGTTCGTCCTGTGTTTCCGGCCAGCGATATTTCCTCGGCTGGCTTGCCCAGGCGATATACACCGCCACCCGCCACGGCCATCCGCCGTCGTGCAGGCGCTCGAACAACTCCATCCACCTGGGCGGCTTCTCGATCTCGGCCTCCGGGTCAAGCACCCGCAAGGCCGTCAACGCTGCCAATGCCGTCTCCGACCTGCCCCGCACCTCCGCCGTGCTCAAACGCAGATCGTCCCGGATGGCCTCTTCCACGCCTTCCAGGGGCAGCAGCATTTGGTAGACCGGCTTATCCAGAGACATTACACCCGCTCCATGTACTTGTTGCCCTTCCAGGAGATCGCCGTCCACTCACCCGGCTCGATCTCCGCCCATGTGCCCACCGCGCCCAGGTCGCGCACCTGCAATGCTGTCACAACGTCGCCGCGCTTCAACCACCGGATCGTGGCCGCATCCATCCCCGGCGCCTTCCTCGCCCGCATCGCCAGCCATATCACTCGATACCGCGCCTGTCCCCCTGTTTCGGTTTGTGAAACGGGGGGACGCGGCGAAGCCGCAGGGGGGCCCGCCCACTTGAATTGCGCAATCGCCTCCCCCCTCTCCTTCCCTCCCGGATGCCCGTATACGAAATCCAGCGCCCAGAAACTCACCCCCG